TCAGCGACGACAAGACCCTCGCGCCGGCCCGCCGCTGGGTCGCCCTGCACCGCCTGGTCTGGGAGGCCGCACACGGCCCGGTGCCGGCGGATCACATCGTGGTGTTCCGACCAGGCCGGCGCACGACCGATCCTGACGCCGTGACCCTGGACGCGGTGGAGCTGGTCAGCCGCGCCGAGAACATGCGCCGCAACAGCGTGCATTCGCGCTACCCGCCCGAGCTGGCCCGCGTGGTGCAGCTGCGTGGCGCCCTCAATCGACAGATCAACCGCAAGGCCAGGGAGGCCCAGGAATGAACAACGACATCACAGCGCTGCGTGCGCACCTGTTCGAGACGCTGCGCCAGGTCAAGGCCGGCGAGATCGACCTCGACAAGGCCAGGGCCGTCAACGAGATCGGCAAGACCTTGATCGACACGGCCAGGGTCGAGGTGGACTACCTGCGGGCCGTTGGGCGCGGCGAGAGCCAGTTCCTGGCGGTCGAGCACCAGGCCGACGAAGGGGTGCCGGGCAACGGCATCACCGGGATCACGCGGCACATCCTGCGGGGCTGAGCATGACCCCACCCACCAACGACGAACTCCATGCTGCGGTCGCCGCGCTGGGCATCCGCTCAGACGACACCATCGGCTGGCGCGACATCAGCATGACGCAGTTGAGCATCGCGCGGCACTACGGCGGCGCGAAGTTCAACGGCAAGACGTTCACGTACTTCCCCGCCGATGACTCGCTGTGGCGCGATGACGTTGTGCAGGCGGTGCAGAAGCAGCGGAAGGCTGCGAAGGTCGCAGAGCCCGTCAGCACTCAGATGGAACTGGGGGACGCAGCATGAGCAACGACCGCGAACTGCTGGAAGCGGCTGCGAAGGCTGCGGGAATGCAGATCGAATGGACCCCAAACTATGGCGGGGTGTTTCTGACTGGGCACCCGTGTACTGTGATCTGGCGTCCCCTCACCGACGACGGGGACGCGCTGAGGCTGGCCGTGAAGCTGGGCATGACTGTGAGCGTCGAGAACGACATCGGCGCGGTCTGCGCTACAGCAGGCTGGGTGGCGGGGAAACTCCTGCCAGGCGGCGCTGGAATCGAAGCGTTTGAAGGCGAAGCCCGCGCAGCCACTCGCCGCGCCATCGTCAGGGCTGCCGCAGAGATTGGGCGCGCAGCACCGAAGGACGCCGGCTGACATGCTCAAAGCCTCCGACGTCGCCCGCCAGCTTGGCATCAGCAGCCGGGCCGTCTACGACCTCGCCGCCAGCGGCCAGCTCGCGTGCTACCGTGTAGGCGTCGGCGGTGGGGCGGTGCGCTTCGATCAGGCCGACGTTGACACCTACCGCACATCATGTCGATCCGCTGGGACTCCCGCAACAAACGCTGGCGGTTTGAGTTCGACCGCTACGTTCAAGGCCAGCGCCACCGGGCTTCTCGCCTACTTCCAGCGGGCTGGAGTCAAGCCCAGGCTGACGCATTCGACCGCACAGAAGGCGCCCGGCTCTGGGGCGTTGCGACTGGCGTCGAGCAAGCCGACCCGCTGATCGACAGCGCCGTCGCGCTGTACCTGCAGGACAAGATCGGGCTGAAGTCCTACAAGTCCGCAGCCGAGCATCTGGCGGCGATTGCCTGGGCCTACGTGGGCAAGCCCATGAGCGAGCTGCCCGCCGTCGCCCGCAGCGTGGCCTCGCACACCGAAGGCGCACGCGAGGGGGTCACCCTGCGGCCCGCCACGCTGCGCAACAGGCTGGCCGTGCTCAAGGCGGCATGCCGCTGGGCCTGGAAGGTGCACGGGCTCACGAAGACCGACCCCACCACCCGCATGCAGATGCCCGTCGTGCGCAATGAGCGGCACGTCTACGCCAGCCGCCCCGAGGTTGGCAGGCTGGTCTGGGCTGCTGACCGGCGCGATCTGCGCGTCGTGATCCTGCTGGCCTTCTACACCGGCATGCGCCTGGGCGAGATCCTGCGCGCCCGGCCAGCTGGTGGTGCGCTAGCGCTGGACGACACCAAGAACGGCGACCGCCGCCTGGTGCCGGTGCACCCGCGTGCGCTGCGCCTGCTCAATCGGCTGCCCATCGTCGCGCCGCGCATCACGCTGCAGCGGGCATTCCAGCGCGCCCGTGTGCGGGCCGAACTCCCGCACATCCGCCTGCACGACCTACGCCACAGCGCGGCCAGCGAGATGGTGAACTCGGGCGTCGATCTGTACACCGTGGGGGCCGTCCTGGGGCACCGGGACGCCCGCAGCACGCAGCGATATGCCCACCTGAGGCAGCAGACGCTGGCCGACGCCATCGGCACGATTGGCCGAAAATCCCCGCACAAGACGGCCGCAGCGCCCAAGAAAAAGGCCACCCGTAAGGTGGCCTAAGTGCTTGATTTACTGGCGGAAAGGGAGGGATTCGAACCCTCGGTACAGGAGAACCTGTACGCCGGATTTCGAATCCGTGTCGCGCATCCTGCGCAGTGGCCGCTCATAGGTGGCGAAGGGGCGCGTGTACCGCTGGAATGGCCGGATTCGCGCCCTGTTGGGCGAAATTCCCCGCACACTTAGCCGAACACAGCCACCACCACGCCAGCGCACCCCACGCCGGCCATGGTCCAGACCACATCCGCCCAGCTCCAGCGCCCACCGTCGTGGAGGTTGTAAGCCTCGCGCCCGACCGCAGCCATGGCACCCAGCAGCATCAGCCCGGCCAGCACATGCTCGCCCTGCCCGTTGGCCGCGTGAGCTGCCCAGCCGAGCAGCACCGTGGCGATGCCGGCGGCGAAGTGGAGGATCTTGTCGCGCTTCACTTCGTGACGCCCTTGGTCTTCTCGAAGCTGCGCAGGCCGCCGAGCCCGAGCATGCCGCCCAGCACGTACAGCAGAACCTCTGTATCAATCGCAGGCGGCGCAGGCCAGCCCTTGGCAATCGCCACCCACGCGATGACGGGCTGCCCGATGGTTGCCCACAGGAAACCGGCGGCGCAGCACCAGCCCACAGCGGGCCGCCAGCCGGCCACGAACAGATGCGGACTGGCCGCTTCCTTCGCGTTGACTTCCAGTTGCGCGATGACCTTGCGGAAGTCCTGCTCCTGCATCAAGAGCATGAACTGCTGTTCGGCCTCCGCCTTCTTCTGCGGGTCGGGGAACCAGCGCTCAAGCAACGACTGCCCGAGCTGGAGGATGGGCGCGACGATCAGGGGGTTCATGCTTGCAGGTTCTCCGCGATGCGCCTGGCCCAGCCCCGACCGAATGACGGCCAGGTCGGCAGTGACGCCAGATGCTCCAGGCGGTGCCCGTTGAAGCGAGCCCGCAGCCGGTCAGGGTTGGCGCTCTGGATCGCTTGCAGTGAGCGCGGGCCGATGATCCCGTCATCCGTCACGCCGGCGGCGCGCTGCAGGCACCGAGCTGCCGCTTTGACGCCAGCGTTCACGGCCATGTCGAACAGGTCGAACTTGATGCCATCTGGCACAGCATCGCAGCCAGCCGGCCCCCAGAAGTCGCGGAGATAGATCTGCTTTGCACGCGCAAGAGTCATGCCACGGATGTTCTCGCCGGGGTAGCTGCGCTGGGAGATGCCGTAATTCGTTGCGCCGCCCGGGTCGGACGGGTGATCGACATAGCCGCCTTCATGGCCGATCAGCTTGAGGAACGCCGCGTCGAAGTTCACTGCGCCGCCCCCGACTTCACGAACGCCGCCAGCGCAGTCCAGCCGCCGACCATGTAGATGGCCAGGCCGATGATGACGGCCCAGGCGATCTTCGACAGCGCCGCACCAATGCCGCTGAACAGCCAGCCGCCGGCCTCGGTTGCCGCGTGAGCCTGCATGGCCCGAATTGCAGCCGACCACAGCGCGGGGTCGCTGACAGCCGCGCGGATGCCGTGCTCGATGGCCACGCGCACAGCCTCGGGCGTGAGGGCTTCGCCACGGGTGTCGGCCACCTGATCCTGCAGGCGCAGGACTTCGGCCAGGATGGTGGAGGCGTTGGGCTCGGTGGACATGCTCAGCGCTGCTTGACGTTGAAGTACAGCGTCCGCTCATCGGTGTCGCCGCCGGTCGTCGTCCAGCGCACCGTGACGCTGCCGACGACCCCGGGAGTGCCCGCGCTGACCCGCACGCTGATGACGGTGCCGGTGATCGACACCGTGCCAGCAGTGACCCCCAGGCTGGCCGGGGCCGTGGCGGTGCTGAGCGTGTCGCCGCTGGAGATCAGGCCCGCAACGTCCAGGCCGTACAGCAGGCTGGCGTCGGGGTCTTTGTCGATGATCGGGCGGCCATCCGACTGGACGACGAAGCCGGTAATGATGCTCATGGCTGTGCTTTCAGGATTCGGGATTCAGGAGGCGCGGCCCAGACTCGGTTCTCTGATGCGCCCGACAGGATTCGGTTCTCGCCGGGCGGCACCCATTGGCGGGAAACCGGCGCAACCAGCGGGACGATCTCGCCGAGGATGATCGCGCCGGCATCGCTGCTGCTGGCCTGCGCACACGCGAGCGCGACCAGCGTGTGAACCTGCGCCAGCGCGCCGGCTGAGCTGGCAGCGGCCTGGGTGGTGGCGGCGGCGACCAGCACATGCACCTGGTTGATCGCTGCGGTGCTCGAGGTGCTGGCCTGGGCACAGGCTGCGCCGGCCAGCTGCTGGATCTGGGTAATGGCTCCGGTGCCGGAAGTCGCTGCCTGGGTGCTGCTCGCGCCGGCGAGGTTGAGCTCCAGCGCCACCGTGCTGAACGGGGCCGACACGGCCACCGTGGAGCTGTTTGTGCCATCGTTCCATACGACGGCCAGCCGGTACGACGTGCCAGCGGTCAGCCCGGTGGCTGCGGTCGGCCAGTCGAACGTCTGCGAGCTGGTCGGTGAGACGACGTTGCCCGACCACGCAAAGCCCGACCCGCTGACCACAGCCGCCGCACTCGGGTCCGTCCAGCCAGACGCCAGCCCGATGACCGCATACAAGCGGCCCGTCGCTGACGACAGGTTGTTTTGCCCGAGGGTCAGGAGCACGGCTTACTCCCTCGGCATGTGCACGACAAAGACCGTCTCGCCGGCTGCCAGCTCGACCTGGGCGGCAGCGATCAGCGGCGCGGCCTCGGCCGATTCCATGCTGACGACCTGGCCGGGGCCGTACGTCGCGCCGCCGACCTCGATCTGCTCAAGAACCAGAACGGTGTCCATGGTGATCCTTAGGCGAAGAAGACATCGCCGACGACATCCGCCAGCGCAACTGCGGTGGTGCCGGCGTCCGCAGCGTCTGAGACGATGGTCATGCCGATGCCGGTCGTAAACGCGATGCCGCCCTCGATGGACATCTCAGCGCGGCCACCGGGCGGGATTCCGATTGTGCGGACCACGCCGGTGCCGGCGGTCGGGCTGGTGGCCTGGTTGTGGAATTTCACGTACTTCCACGCGGCGGATGGGTTGGCCAGGTTCCAGCCCAGCAGGCGGCCGGCTGACGCTTTCACGATGGTGGCGTTGGTCGTTGCCGCGCTGACGATGTGCGCGCCACCCGCCGCGCCTGTGGCGTTGGCGCGGTACTGGATGCCGAAGTCGCCGATGGCGTTCGTGCCGGCAGCCAGAGAGCCCGTTCCGATGTTTGCCGTCACGGTGCCGCTGATGGGCTGCGTGGCGACGACCGGGGCGACTGGCGCGGCTGTCCCAACGACGTTGATTGTGGTCGTGCCGGCGGTCGTTGCCGTGGTCAGGCGCAGGCGGAAGTAGCGCGCATGGACATTGGTGCTGCGCACAAGCGTGCCGGCGTTGAACGTCGTGGAGCTGACGCCCGCCTGGTCGTACAGCGTGGCGGTGATGACGTTGGCGAAATCGGGCGTGCTGCTCCACTGCCCGGTGACGACGCCGGACGTGCCCATGCTGATCGAGTGAATCAGCAGTCCGCGCAGCTGCAGGCAGTCGATCACCAGCAGGTCGGTGTTGATGGCGATCACGCCGGCCACGGAGTAGGAGAACTGGGCCATCGGCGGCAGCACCGCGACAATCTGCTCGCTCTCGGACATGATCCCGACTTCGATCTTGTTGTGGTTCTTGCCGGCCATGAAGTCGACAACTACGCTGGTCGTGCTGGCCGGAGACGTGCCGCCGTTGATGATCTCGACGTGCGCGGCCATCTCATCGTGCTGCGCCGGGATCGACCGGGAATGCTCTGCAACGCGCACGCCGTCGATGTAGAACCGCACGACCTCGGTCAGCACCTCGATGCGGTAGTCGCGCTGGGTGGCTGTGGTGCCGCCGTTCGTCATGGTGACCGTGGTGGTCTCGGTTTCCGAGGCGCTGGGCACGCCGGTGGGGTTGCGGCCCGTCTCGCACTTGATGGTGGTGTTGGTCGTGCCATCGGCCACGAAGCGGGCGAAGTACCGAGGCGCGGACACGTCCTCCTCCAGCCCCAGGTGAACCGCCTGGTTCACGATGCGCTGGCTGATCGACGCGCGAGAGCGGTACACAAGCGGCGCGTAGTCGCAGAACCGATAGACGCCGGTCACCGCGTTGGCGGTCGTGCCCGAGGCGATGGTCAGCTGACCCGAGGCCACGGCCAGAGATCCACCCGAACCAATCGCGGGGCGCACCAGCGAGCGATTGCCGGTTCCTGATGCGGAGCCGACGTAAGCCGCCACCAGGGTCAGCTGCGTGTCGCTGTCGATGCTTTGGATCTGCACCCAGGCCGCGTCAGCGTCGGCGGCGATCTTGAAGTAGTCCTTGTGGTGCAGATCCGCCAACATGAACCCGGTGCCAGTGACCACTGCCCCGCTCACCGTGACCGACCCGATGCCCAGGGCGTAGGCGGTGTTGGCGAAGTTGCAGCGGAAGGTTCCCTCGTCCGTCGTGACCGCGCCGCGTGTCACCAGCGCACCGCCGTCGTCCACACTCATGTCGCGCGGGCCTGCGTCGGACGGGCCGCTGTAGCCAGGCCAGTACGAGGCAGCCGCGCCGCTCGGGGCAACAGGCAGCGGGTTCGCGGCTGCCACGTCGCCAGCGTTGGAGCCATCTGCGCCGTGGATCAGTTTGATGCGCTGAAACTTGACCCCGCCGATGTCGTCGCTTGCGATCACGTCGCCGCCGGTGCCGGCGTTCAGGGTGGTGTTGTCGGCCATGTTTGCCTCAGATGGTGATGGTGACCCGGGGGATTGCCGTGGTCTGGGTGATGCTGAACACCTGAGCAGCAGTCAGGGTCGGATAGATGGACGAAATCACGATGTCGCCAGTGCCGCTGGTCGCAGCCTGCGTCGAGTTCGCGCCGGCCAGCTGGTGGTCCTGGGTGATGCTGCCGGCGGCCGAGGCTGCCGCCTGCGAGCTGTTCGCGCCTGCGAGCTGGTGAACCTGCGTGATCGAGCCGGCGGCGGACGTAGCCGCCTGCGCTGAACCCGCGCCTGCGAGTGCGTGCGCCTGGGCGATCGCTCCGGTGCCTGATGTGGCAGCTTGAGCGCAGGAAGCGCCGACAAGATTGATCGCGCCGCCACCGCCTGCGCTGACCGTCTCATCGACAAACGGCCCGCCAGGAATCAGGCGTTGGGCGCTGCCCGTCTCATTGACGAACGGCCCGCCGGGGATCAGCCGCTCAGTCATGTCTCAGGTTACGTCGAGCTTCGGGCAGACGTAAACGGTCTTGCTTGCCTTGGCGAGTTTCACCACGGCATGGATGTAGCCCTTCTCCTGCGGGGTGAACGTCACCGACAGCGCCTGCTTGATCGGCGTGGTGAGCCCGGTCGTCGTCCAGGTCTCGCTGCTGCTGGCCTGGTTCGCAGCCGTGGCGAGGAAGTCGGCCTTGGCATCGCTGACGAACGAGCCCAGCGGAAAGCCTGAGGTGCCGAGGTATTGAACCTCGACCCAGCACTCAGCATTGGTCAGCGTCGCGTTATCCGTGACCACCTCGACCGTCACCGTGATGGCAGAGCCGGTCGTGTCGTTCCAGCGCACGATCTCAGGGCTGTCGAGCGTGATAAGCGGATATTCGGCGTTGGCCGTGCTGACCATCTTCCACGACAGGCCCGTGGTGCCGTCAGACGCGCCGCCTGTGCGGACAATCGTGGTCTCGCTGCGGATGCTGCCCGAGTAGTCCTCGACCCACATGCGGTAGTTCGTGTCGCCGGAATCGCAGTTGTGCATCTCGGCGCGGAATGCTGTGTTGGACGGCGCACCTCCCAACAGACTGCCAGACCACGAAGCGGGAAGTTTGCAGTTGCGAAAGATGGTTCGACCCGTTGCCGCCGCCGAAGTGACCACAAGGTTCATCGTTGAAGCGCCTGCCGACAGATCGCCGCCGGACCACTCAAACACGCACGCTCCAGCCGGTGCTGCTGCAATCAGTGTCGTGATGGCAGATCCAGCGATTGAGCCGCCATGAAATTTCACAGCAGTGCCAAGGCGGATGTTCAGCCCTTGGCCCGCGTTGGCAAAAGTAAAGGTGCAGTTCTCAGCGTAGAACGTGCCTTCCGAACTGACGCTTGCGGAGCCGGTTTGAATCCGAGCGGTTGAGCCGGTACAAACCAGGGCAAACGTGCAGTTCTTGGCGTGCAGCGTCGTGTTGTCGTTCGATGCAAGAACAAGAATCTGGTTTCCAGAGCCTGTGCCGCAGTTGAACGTCAGACCGTAGATATACGCCGAGCCGGTAACGGTGAGGTTCGTGCTGCCAGTGGTGGAAACCGTCGCAGTCGTCGCCAGTGCGGTCGGAGGCGATGCACCGTCGTTTCCGCACAGCACGAAGTTCGGGCTTGCCAGCGTGCCGGGGAACGTCAACACAACACTGGACGCCGTGCTTTCCGCGTGTACTTGGCTCACATAGATCGTGTCACCCGCCACCGCGTCAGTGATCGCGCCCGCGAGCGTGGCATTGGCAAGCGCCCAGGTCGAGCCGTTGTCGGCATCGCTGCCGTCAGTGCTGCGGACGTAGCCGGGGTTAGCCATTGCCAGCCTCGATGATTTCGGCGCGGCGCTGCGTCGTCAGCAGGCCCAGCGACACAAACAGGTCAAGCATAGCCACCACTTGCGGCAGGAACGGACGCACGATGTTCTGAGCAGTGTCGAAGTCCGCGAAGCCCGTGCGGATCGCTGCCTTCTGCTCCGTCGAGAGCATGGGATTCGTCTCCAGCCCCACGCGGAAGGCATCGATGCCAGCCCGCTCGGTGGAGGTAAACATCTCGCGGAACTTCAGTTTCGTCAGCGGCAGCAGCGTGCCAGATACAAGCGCCTCGGCAGCACGCTGCGCTGCGATGAGTTCGGTCAGCGCAGCAGCACGCGCAGACAGCACCAGAGTCGCATCCTGCGAGCCCAGCCATTCGTGCGTGTAGACCTGGCCCCGGTCATCGACATGCCGCTCTGTGACGTAGCGCCGCCCATCCTGCTGCGTGGGGCCTTCGGTATAGCTTGATTCGACAATCACAGTCGCATCTCCGGCGGATGGTTGTATTGCTGGCGCTCTTTGAGATACGCCGCGTGGCAGTGCCCGATAGCGCCCCCGGGCAGCGTCTGCCAGCGGAATAGAAAGTCGATCACCGGCATGGCGATGCGCCCCCACGGCTTCCCGTCGCGCCACATGCGGTAAGCGCGGCAGGACAGCGTTTCGTCAGCCCACGCGCCACCTGACAGCGGCGTGATGAGCACGTTGGCGAGCTGGTCAAGGCTGATGAACAACTGCACAAACCAGTGACCGGGGTCGATCTTCATCGCATGGCCTGTGAGTAGAGGAGCGAAGCAGCACGCGCCTCGGCGCGCAGCGCGGCGTAGGCCGGGTCTTCCTGCGGCTGGGCAGCAAGCGCAGGCGCTGCGGCCTTCGCAACCGTGGGCCGCTTCGTCAACGGCTCAACCGACTGCACCGCCTCCAGAATGGCCTCGGGCGTGTCCAGGCTCACCTGCACATGCGCGTCGGCGTCATACGGGACCGTCGCCACCATCAGCCGCTGGCGGAAGCCACCTTGCAGCTTGCGCAGCGCGTCGAGGATGGCCCGGTAGCCGACGACGGCCCGATCATCGCCAGCGAGCCACATGGCGATGCTGGCTTCCTGTCGGGCGTCGTCAGCGTCAAACGCCACGCTCGCGCCGACGCGGAACCTGAAGCGGTTGACGGATGACGCCAGGCCGTTCACGGCGCGACCGCTCCCGGGTGAGCCTTGATGTAGGCGTCCACGATCTGCGTTGCACCGCTGACGATCTGGCTCGGCGTCAGGATGGATGCCTGCGGCTGCACCTTGGTCAGTTCCCACACCAGTTCAGCGCGGGTCGGCAGCGCCACAGGTGCAGGCGTTGCCATAGCAGTCGCCAGCCGTGCCTGGGCCTCGACGCTGGCCTGCATCGCCACAGCCGTCGCAGCCTGCGCCTCTGCGTGCATGGCAGCAGCGGCAGCGCGATAGACGGCCATGTCGCGCTCGAACGCGGCGAGCTGCTCGGCAGTTGCGCCAGGCGAAGGCGCGGCAGGAAGGGGCGGCAGTGTGGTCATGCTCACGTCGGCTGGCTCGCCGTGTACACCAGCGCCGGGAAGTTGACCGTGTTGCCGCTGGTCACCACCTGGTCGGTAGTCTCATCCGTCACCCACAGCACGCGGCTGGTGGCGGTGTCCACGAACGCGATGTGCAGGTTCGGCCCCGCGCCCGAGTTGGCCGAGGCCGTGGCCGACTTCGTTGCCGTGGTCAGCGTGCGCGAGCTGCTGCCGCCGGTGCCGAGCGTGTAGTCGCCCGAGGCCATCGCCACTTCGCAGATGTTGTTGGTGCCGTTGACCGTGGCGTAGCTGTCTGCTGCGGCGTATGCCTTCAGCAGGATCATCTTGTTGGCGTCGGTCTTGATCTCTGTGAGGCCGAGATCGAGAACATCGGCGTTGACCCATTTGGCCATGTGGTGCTCCTAGCGTTTGATGAGTTCGCAGCGCATCTCGATTTGCGAGACGATCAGCGTGTTGACGGAACTAAAGCGCGCGACGTATGCCGTAAAGCTCTGCGCCACGCCTGCCGTCACGGAAAATCGGCGCGACGTGTGCATGGAGAACTGCTCTGCAGATGCCCCGGCTGCGACCGTGCGCGAGATGCGCTTCCAGTCGTCCCATGTGTCGTTGTCGTCCTGAATCGACCACCGCACACTGTTTGCCGACCCGGAAGAATTGCTCACTGTGCCGACAGCATCCAGCGTCAGCAGCGCCTCGCCGCTGCCGTCAGGCGTGAACGTGATGGTGGCGATCTCGGTGTTCCAGCTCGGGTTTGAGCCGTCCGGAACATGGAAATTGCCCGTGACGGTGACATCACTGGTCGGCGTATCGACAAACACATTTGTCGCGGCGTTGGTGTCCAGCGCGCCCGTCCCCAGCGGCACAGCCACCCAGGAGCCGGCGGCGTAGCGGTACAACTTGCTCCCGTCGTCGGTGTCGTACCACAGGGAGCCGGGCTGGATCTGGCTCCCGGTCGGGGCCGTCGTCTGCCGGTAGGTCGTCATCGCCTGCGGGCCGTCGATGTTGTGCACCACATGGGCCGACCAGTCGCTGCGCACGCCAGAGCCGTTCACCGCGCGGACCTTGATGACGTAGCTGAACCCCACGCGCAGCCCGTACAGCGTGTGGCTGGTCAGCGTGTCGGCCCGCACGATCTGGAAGTCGGTGGTCTGCGTGGCGTCGAGGAATGCCACTTCGAGGTAGCCGCCCTGGTTCACGCCGGCATCGGTCAGCGCGGGCCAGCTCACCACCGTGCGGCTGGTCGTCGTGCCGTCCAGCAGCGCGCCCGTGCCACTGGTCACCGTGACGGTGCCCGGGGTCTGCACCGTCCACGGGCTCGGCAGGTTCGTATTCGGTGCCGGGTCGATGGTCGGGAAGCTGACCCCGAAGGCGTAGATGGTCGAGCTGGTTTCCTTCAAGGTCAGCGTGATGCCGCCGCCGTGCGAGTAGCTGCGGCCCACCACCTCGAACAGCTTGCCCGACCAGCCGAACCGATCGAGCGTGACGGCCACGACGTCGAACAGCTGCAGCGTGTACGCGCGCAGGTTGCACGTGAGCGTGACCACCAGCGCCTGGCGGTCCTCGCGCAGCATCACGGCGGCGACCTGCTGGGCCTGCCCGCTCCTGTTGATCGCCCCGAACTCCACCTCGCCGGCCAGCTCCGCACCGTCAGCGGTCACGGCGGTGGCGTCGGTGATGCGCGGGAACTGCACCTGTTGCCAGTTGGCCGCCGGGTCGATGAACGTGCCCTGGATGACGTTTCGCAGCTCAGCCCGCGCACGGGTGGGGGCGATGCTGACCGGGCCGGGCGCGATCCAGTCGGCAGTGATCGTCGGGCCGGTGGAGGCCAGCGCACCCGCGCGGGCGCGGATCAGCCCGTTGGAGTAGCCCCAGCGGCCCGCCATGGCCTCGGCCAGTTCGTCCAGCACGTCGCGGGGCAGCTGCTCGGTGCTCGCCACCAGGCCGGCGATGTACAGCGCGACGTTGCCGTCGCCGTAGTCCACCAGCGTGTCGCAGGTGTTGGCCGCTGCAATGAAGCTGGGTTCGTCCAGTTGCGCACTGACGCGCCGGCCGCCCAGCGTGTTCAGCAGATACCAGCGCATCAGCAGCGCGGGGTTCTCGCTGTAGCCCGTGGTCAGCGTGCGCGGGTCGTACACCTGATTGGTGCCGCGCATCACAGCGCTGACGTTCGGGATGCCAGACGGGAAGGCGTCGGGGTCGTAGTCGAGTTCCACGACCAGATACGCGCAGCCGCGCAGGCGGTGGTTGCTTGTCCACTCGCCCGGGAACTGCGTGATGAGATCCGCAAACGCGGCCTGGCTGTCGCTGCCCAGCATGCCGCGAACCCGGGCGCGCGGTGTCGTCACGCTGTGCTGGTAGTGCACGCGCCCCGTCCCGGTGGACGAACCCAGGCCGGTGATGCTGACCGTATTCCCGGCGATGGTGCCGACTCCCTCGATGCTGGCTTCGTCACCGATGGGCTGGAACACCACCACGGCACTGCCGGCCAGCGGGGTGTAGGGCAGCACCACGCTGCCCGCGCCAGCCGTCAGGCTGATGGTGGCCGAGGCCGAGACCTTGCGGATGGTGCGGTACGGGTCGGTGAGGACGTAGCCCGAGCCGTCCAGCGTGAGCGGGTTCTCGTCGAAGTAGATTGTGTCGAACGCTTCGATCTGGTGGCTGGCCATGACCACCACCATGGTCAACTTTTCGTTGCTGGTGCCCGTCGAGCCGATGTAGGCCAGCGTGCCGCCCTTGCGGACTTTGCCCATGACCAGCTCGCGCGCCTGGGTCGTGCCGCGCACGGTGACGTTGCGGTCCTTCAGGCTGGCGTTGTACGCAGCACGCGCCGCGCTCGCGGCCTTCTTGCGCTGGTTGATCGAGTAGCCCGAGACGGCCACGGCAGTGGTGAACGCCGCGATCTGCGGGGCGTAGATGATGAGGTAGGCGCCCGTCGTGCCGCCGATGGCCGAACCTACGGCGGCGAAAAACGCGGTCAAGGGATCAGGCATTGCCGACCCTCCACGCCAGTCGGGCGCTGTTCAGCGGCAGCAGGCCCATGCCCCGGGCGGTCGGAGCGCCCCACCACTCGCCCAGGCACACCGCCAGGGCACCGCTGTCCGTCAGGCCGACGTCGCCCTGGCAGGCCAGCAGCGGCGTGCGCAGGGGCTCACCCAGGGCCGTGCGGGCGAGTCCTTCGAGGCCACCCAGGCGGCGCACTAGACGGCCCGCGCCCATGGCGTCGGTGTAGGTGCCGCGCAGCTCAGCGGCGGGGTCTTGCGCCAGCAGCGCGTGCACCGCATCAGCGGCCCACAGGCAGCAGTCGTGACGGCCCCAGGTGAACGGCATGGCCCACCGCGAGCGCAACAGCGCGCTGAAGCGCTGAGCGGCCTCGGGCACGCGGGGCGAACCGCTCAACAGAGGAAGGTGCGGCGCGGTTTTCATCGGCGGAAGAAACTCGCAGCCGGCCAGATGACGGTCTTGTCGGCCTGGTCGGTGATGAACTCGAAGCCAAGATCGCCCGCGAACAGGCGCTGCTGATCGGTGTCGGTGTAGCGCACAGGAACCGCCCGCAGCAGATCCACGCCGGCATGCTCTGCCGACACGCTGATGGTGGCGCTCTCGCCGTCCTCGGTGATGACCATCGTGTCCAGCGTGCCGGACCACTCGATGGGCGCATCGAGCACCGCGTAGGTGTCGGGGTCCATGATCGCCACGCGCACGGTGACCGCCTTGCCCTGCACCGCCTCGCTCAGCACCAGGCTGACCTGGCTGAGCGGCACACCGCTGATGGCGAAGTTGATCTGGTTGGGCGTGCCGCTTTGCTCCTCGGACGGCGCGATTCCGCCCAGGCTTCCCACGCCCGTGTACGTGTTGCCTGCCCAGACCAGACTCCAGCCGCCAGTGCACAGGCGCAGCGGGCTGCTGAGAGCCATGTCCACCAGCACCGAGCCCGGCACCATCGGCCCGGTCAGTGCGGTGGCAGCGGCACCCGATATCGCCCTCATGACCAGACCTCGGTGAACTCGAGTTGCACGCCGGGCACAGACCGGCCGGGCATGTAGGCCGCAGGCACGCCGCCTGAGATCACGAACTTCGCCGTGGGCCGGCTCCACGTGATCGCAGCGCCGGAAGTTCGTGCAGCCCGCAGGCGGTTGACCAGCTGCACCGTCATCGTGCCGTCGTTGGCGGCGGTGGCGTCTTCGGCCACCATGTGGAGCTGGTCCCCGAGGCCGATCAGGTCGCCGGCCAGCAGTGAGCCCAGGCCCGCGTACGGGCTCGGGCTGGTTGCGACTTCGGCCTGCGCGCCCCAGATGTGGATGCCGCTGGTGCCGTCGCCGGTCCACGTGCCGCCGATGCTGGGCGGCGCGTCGTCAAACCGGAACTGCGGGGCCGAGCTGACGCTGGACACAGCCGTCACGGAGCACCAGACGCGCCACCATGCGTTGTCGAACAGCTCGGCACCACTTCCGACCAGCGTGCCAGCGGTCGCCACGGGCAAGCCCGTCGCCAGATCCCACTGCACGCCCACGTTCGAGCCCATGACGGCAGACGGGACCAGAATGCCGCCGTACCGCTTGGCCCCTGCCGTCACCTCGCGCATGAACGCGCTGATCGTGTAGGTCGTGCCAGCGATCCAGCTCATGCTCTGGCCGACGTAGCGCCCGACCGTGACGGCGGTGTCCTCGACCAGGCGCTCGGCGGTGCTGGTGCCGTCCGGGGCTGTGGTGCCGCTGGCTGCCGTGGTGCAGTTAGACTTGGCCCACGCGGCGTTGTCGAACGCCTGGGATTGCGTCCACACGTTGGCACCCGCCCGCACGCCGGTGATGGCGATGCTGGAAGCACCCTGCGCAGCGCTGGACGCCAGGGTCAGGGTGCCCCGGGCCGTGCCACGCGGCACAGGCCGGGCGAAGTGCGGAAGGCTGACGGAGTTGGCAGCGCCGCGGAGTCGGTGGAAGAACGCCTCGCGGGCCGCGGCATCGTCGCGCGTGCAGGCCGGCAGCTCGCACATAAACCGCCAGCGCTCCCCGAGCAGATCCAGCGCCTGGGTGGCACCACCGTAGGGGCTCTGGAAGCTGCGCACCTCGGGCACCAGCGTGGACTCGAACGCGCTCGGCTTGAACCAGGCGGGGGCGGCGTACGTTGCCATCAGGCCACCGGCAGTTGGTTGCGCGCAAGCACCTGGCGCATGCGCGCCTCGGCGTTGCGGTTGGCGCGCTCGATGGCGCTGTAGACCTCGGCCCTGCTCACGCCTTCGCCGATGTTGATCGACCCGTAGGTGATGCTGACGCCGCCGGCAGCGCCGTTCGGGATCACGGTGCCGGAACTGCTGGGCACGATCATCTCGGGGCCGCGCTCGCCGACGATGTAAGCCTTGCCGGCCTGCACCGGGCCACCGGCAGCGCGGAAACCACCGAACAGGCTGCCCAGGAAGCCGCCGACGCCGCTCGCGCCGGAAACGAGGCTACCCAGGTTGAAGAACTGACTGAGCTGGGCCTTGGCCGCATCTGCAGCCATCTGCGCCAGCAGGCTGGCCCACAGGTCGCCGATGCTGTCGAAGTCGCCTCGCAGGACACGGGCCAGCGTGTTGCCGAGCGTGTCCTGAATGTCCTTGCCAGCATCCTCGGCAGCGGTGCCCAGCTTCGCCAGGGTCTCTGTGCCAGCCGGCTCCAGTTCCTTGAACCTGAGCCCCAGCACCTCGACGGCGCGGGCGTAGTCGGTCGCGCTGACGCGGCCGGCGTTCATCTCCTCGACCAGCCGCTCGGTCAAGGTCACCAAGCCGTCGAACTTCGCGCCAGTGCTCGCACCGACCAGGGCGTCGATCTGCTGGCGGATCTCGGCAGCCTGCTGGGCCGCAGGGTCCAGACGTGCCAGCGCAGCACGTGTTTCGTCGATCGCCTGGGCCACGGCGGGGGAAGTGCCACGGGTTTCGCGCTGAAGCGTGAACAGCGATTCGAGCTGCTGATCCAGCGCCGCGATGCGGGCGATGTCGGTGGACTCCAGGGCGCGCAGCGCGGCAAGGTCTGCCTCGGCAAGCTCGGGCAGCAGGCGGCGCCCAGGGGACGCAGCCGGGCGGGTCTTGGGGCCTGGATCGGGGATGTCGAGGCTTGCACCACCACGCACCGGACGGCCACGACGCGCCAGCTCTCGCGGGTCGCTCTGCCCCAGGTCGGGCGCAGTTGCGGCAAAGATGGTGCGGTAGTAGGCGAGCAGCTTCTCAGCCTCGGCGATGCGCTCGTCAATCTTCGGCAGGTTGATCTTGTCGAAGATGCTGCCGCCGGTCTCCAGCTTCTTGCGCTGGGCCTGGAGGTTCTGCAGCTCCCGGGTGTACTGGGCAATGCCCGAGCCTGCATCCGCTACCCGGTCTTCCAGCAGCAGGAACTTGAGGCCGCTCCCGATGCTGCCAAAGACCCGGCTCATCGCCTCCAGACGCACGAAGGCTTCGGTGATGTTCGGCAGGAAGTCCGACACCACATCCCGCCCGACGTTCTGGATCGACGCGGACAGCCGGGCCAGCGACTTGTTGAAGTCCTCAGCGGCCTGCGCTTGACTGCGCAGCACCGTGCCATTGGCGGCACCGTCCGCCGCCACATCCTTCAGCAGCGGCGCAAGGGTCGCCACGCTGCGACCGAACAAGATGGCCTCGGCGCGTGCGCTCGAACCGTCCGCCTGAAAGGTCTGCAGCGCCTTTGCCGTGGTCAGCAGCGCCTCGGCAGGGTCTGCGCGGCGCAGTTCCTCGACGCTCAGCCCCAGCGCATTGAAGACGGCGGCCTGCTCCGTGCCGATCTTGGCACCGTTCAGCGCCTGGTTGAACTTCAACAGCGCCGTCGATACGTCCTCGAAGCTGCCGCCGGTCCTGCGGGCCGCGTTCTCCAGCCGGCTGATGTTCTCGATGCTCGAGCCCGTGGCGTCGGACAGGTCGTTGAAGGCGTCCAGCCCATCGGCGATGCCGGTGATGAGCGCGCCCACACCGAACCCGCTGATGGCAGCCGCGATGGTGCCCTGCAGCCCGACAAACTTGGAGGCCAGCCCGTCGATGTTGCCCTGCAAGCCACGGAACTTGCCGGCGACGGTCGAGAACGCTGCGCCGGTCGTGTCTCGGGCAGCCAGCTCGATGATGGCGCGATTGGCGCGGGCCATTACGCCTCCTGCCTTTCGAGCCAGGCGCGGTGCTGGCGCTTGAGTTCTTCAGGCGTGGCCATGCGTTGCGGGATCGCTGCCGCCCACGGGTCAGACCGCAGGAAGTCCTTCAGCTCGAACAGCCGCTGGTCCGCGTGCTGGACGCGGCCGGAGTTGTGAACCCCGGCCATCAGCTCGGCGTGCCGGCGGGCCTGCCAGTCGCTGCCCTGCTGCTCGGCCTGCATCCAGACCATCCAGCCGGTGAACTCCTGGGCGCTCATGGTGGACATGAGCGAGGCCACGGTCATGCCGAGGTAAGCAGCGAGGGCGAAGGCGGCGCGCATTTCAGGCTGGTCCGTCAGCTTTTTTTTTCGGCTTCAGCGTCCTGGCCGCTCAGCCGCATCGCGGTCTGGAACAGCCGCACCGCGTCGTCGGGGTGCTTGGCCCCGAACGCAGCCCAGGAGGCCGTGCCCATGACGGGCTCGCCGTCGTCCAGCACCACGGCCATGCCCAGCAGGAACGGCACCAGCTCGACGCTGCCACGGGCCAGGGCCTGGGCTTCGGTCTCGCCGTCGCGCGGCGTCTGCAGCCGGCGGCGCTCGGCAACGAACCGCATCAGCTCGGGCATGCCCAGCCCGCGAACGATGACCGCGCCACCCAGGGGGGTGACGTCCATGTCTTCGCTCGGCAGGGCGTAGGCCGGCAGCGCGGCCCGGGAGACCGTCGCCATGTCAGCTCGTGTACAGCGTGGTCAGGCCGCGCAGGGCCAGGTCGATCCGGCCGCGCAGGGTCTCGCCCTCGATGGTCGGGATTTCCTGCCACGACCAGTAGCCGTTCGCGTAGATCACCGTGCCGTTCGGGAAGGTGAACCGGGCGGCGGTCAGCGTGGCGTTTTCCGACACGGTGCGCACGGTGTTGACGAAGGCCAGCGTCGGGTCAAAGTAGAGCGGGAGACCCACGCGGATCGGGCTGCGGCGGGTCGGGATCTCCTGGTCGATCACGTCGTCCAGCGTCGTGATGTCGGCGAACTGCTGCTCGCCGCCGGTGATCTGCAGGTCGCGCGTGAGTTGGCCGATGTTCTGCCAGGTGGTGATCTCGCGGATCGAGCCCGTGCCGCTGCCCGTGGGGTAGCGCGCGGTGCTGGAGGTGTCGATGTCATCGAACGTGATGTTGTTCGTGGCGACGGCACTGGCGCGCACGATGCGGCTGTTCAGACGCTGCCAGCCGCTGGTCACTTCCATGATGTCGTTGATCAGGATGCCGTGGCCGGTTTCCAGGGTCGAGACCGCTTCCGATGCGTTGGTGATGGCGGACATGACTTTGGAAACGCCGTACGCGGATGCGATGGCGACCTGGGTGCCGACTGCGAGGGTGATGGCCATGGGGATCTCCGGGTGTCAGTTGATGAGGGTCTCGGGCGCGCTGGGCGCGGTGTGGAACAGGGCCTGCATCCGCAGCCGCACGCGGC